GCCGAAGGTGACACTCAGATGTGTTTAAATATTTGAGTGAAGCCACCCGTTCAAGCTGTTTTACCAACTTAAGCGGACTTCACGTTAGTAGAAGGATCAGACTCGGCATAGATTATATGTCTACGCCAGTCCTTTTCCACTGCTGCTTTCGGAGGAGCCGAAGCCCCAACCGCGTTCTTCTTATGTAGCAAGGCATGAAGACGAGATATGAACAGTAGTGACGGCATACGAGATGCCGGTACCACTGTACCCAATCTTTTCGGCATGAATAAGTTACCGCGCAGTTTATAAGCATCCAACCAGGCGTCAAAAGGTACATCAGTAACGTGACCACGATCGAGTGTTAAATAAAAGAACACACGACGGGCCCGATGCTGAGCACCTTCCAACACTGGAAGAGTGATTTTTCACTGCTCGACCTGAATGTTTCACAGACCTAGATAAAGGGAAACCTTATCGAGGGTGTGAGGAACCGACGCAGCAAGCTGCGGCAGTGTCCCATCCAGAAAACTCTTCATAAGACGACTACTCTCAGGATTTGAAACATCCGGAGGGAAGTTACGAAGGCGGAAATTCATCTTAGATTCATCTTTCGATGCCCAAGCCTGAATAACCAGCGCCGCAACCTCAGGGAGAGACTCACCCACACTTAACCAGTGAGGACGAATGACAAATGAATTAATATTAAATCATTGTGCCACCTTTTTCGGATCTCTTCCCCTTACCGAATATCACCACCTTCCAATAGCCGCCAACCTAGGAGGGAGTTGAGTAAACTCCCCCGAAAGACGCGCACGGACCTTATAACCCCAACCCGCTAAAGAAGCGAGAGAAGCTGGACGGAGAGCATACTTTCGTATGAACTCCGTAGAAGACTCGAAAGCAGAAAGAGCGGCCACCAATTCCTTTACAGGAACCGGAGACACGTCCTTCCCCCTCACGATAAATCTCTTAGCAAATTCCAGTACCCCATTTCGAGATACCAGAGACTTTGCCAATCCAATTTCAACTCCCAACTCAGCCATAAGCTGAAGATAGGCACCCGCGACGCGTCCATCGGAAATGACAATGTCATCACCTAGAACCGCATAATTACGGAAAGTACCAAATACGTATCCTACACGTGCCGCTGCTAAAGCAACGACAAAGTGATGAGTTAGTGCGAGCATTGCCCAAGAGGACAAGGCTCCCATTGGCTGACCCACCGCGTAACGGACACTATCAGGCATATCCGGCGGGACAACC